ATGTGGATGAAACCGCGCGGTGTAGGTGCAAGTTTTAAAGGAGGTGCTGATGGTAATTATAATTACTTTTTAATGAAAAAAAGTAGAACTGTTTATTTAGCAAGTAATACAGAATATCTAACTAAAGATGGGTTAATAAGTAAATTTTTGGATGGTAGGGATTTTATTAATACATATAATTGGGATGATAATTTAATGATTGGAGGGCATGGATTTTATCAAAATACTTTGGTAAATGATAAAGAGAAAATGGTATTTAAAAATGGAAGGGTAGCTGCTGATAATAGAACTATTATAGGTGGAAAATTAGCAGAAGTATATGGCGTTAATTTAAATGGAGACCCTGATAAAGCTAGGGGTAAAAGAGCATTACAAATACATTTTGAAGAATTTGGTAATTTTAAAGATGCTGATAAAGCATGGTTAATAGCAAGACCTTCAGTAGAAGAAGGTGAAGATGTATTTGGGCAAATAATTGGTTATGGAACTGGAGGATGTGTATGTGCAGGAACTAAAGTATGGAATAATGAAGGTAATTTAGTTAATATAGAAAATCTAGTTAAAGAAGAGGGTATTTTAGGATTTGATAAATATAAAGTATCTAAAGAAGAAATTACTTGGATGCAGCCTCCTGCACAAAAACAATGTTTTAAAATAACTACTAATACAGAAAGAACCTTAGAATGTAGTGATGACCACCCTATATATACAGTAATAGAAAGATTAAAATCTAAGACTATTTTAGATTTTGTAGAAACTAAAAATTTAAAAATAAATAATAAAATAGCTATAATAGATGAAGTTCCTATTTATGGAATTAATAAAATGTGGAATCCTAGATTAATTGGTTTATTAATTAGTGATGGAAGTTACGGACATAATCAGTCAGTTAGATTAAGTAATTGTGATGATGGTGTTCATGAATATTTAAAAAAATTAGGAATAATTAATCAAACTAAAAATAAAAAAACATTACCTTTGGATATACATTCTTATTGTAAAGAAGATATTTGTGAATTATTAGGTGGTCTTTTTGATGCCGATGGTTATATTAACATAAGAGAAAATAAAAAAAGAAGTACATATATCGGAGAAATTTCAATATCATCATCTTCTAAATCATTATTAACAGAAATTAGGTTTTTATTACAAAAATTAGGAGTACATGGTAGAATAAGAGAAAGATTACCTAAATTAAATAGTAATAAAAAAATAAAAGATGTTAATTCATGGTTTGAATTTGTCGTAGCTGATACAAGAAGTTTATTAATTTTTACTAATAATATAAAATTATTAGTAAAACATAAACAAGATAAATTAAATAAAATAAATGCTATTTTTTCTCAAATTAAAATTAATAGACGAGGACTTGGTTATAGATTAGAAACTATAACAAATATTGAAAATATAGGAATTAAACCTATTTATAATTTAACAGCTGGAACAACTCATACTTATATAGCAAATGGTATAATCACACATAATACAGAAGGTGCAGGTTTTGCAGCATTAGAAAAAATGTTTTATGACCCTGAAACTTATAATGCTATAGCTATAGAAAATAAATGGGATGATAATGTAGAAGGAACTTTTATTGGATTTTTCACACCTGCTTATAAAGATATAGGGTTTATTGATGAAAATGGTAATAGTTTAGAAGCAAAGGCTAAAGCTCATTATGATAAACAAAGAGAAACAGCGAGTAAATCTACAGATGGTAGTACTATATTAAGAGTTAAAGCAGAAAAGCCATATAATCCAAGAGAAGCCACTTTAATAACTTCAGGTAATCCATTTTTAAGAGCTGAATTAATTACACATTTAAATAATTCATTAGCTAAAAAGACTGATAATAATGCAAAAACTTTAGGAATACCTGTAGATTTAGTTTATACTAGTAGTGGAGTAGAACATAGATATAATAATCAATTAAATCCTATTGATACCTATCCTTTTGGAATAAATAAACAATCTGCTAAATTAACTAAACAATTAGCACATGGTTGTAGTGTAATATATCATTTGCCGTATAAAGACCCTAAAACAAAAAGAGTTCCTCCTAATTTATATTATGCTTGTTATGACCCATATAAAACTGAAAGTGGATTAGATGCAGCAGATAAATCATTAGGAGCTGTTTATATATTAGAAAATAGTAATAATTTAACTAGTACTAAAGGTGATGTTATAGTAGCAAGTTATATAGGTAGACCTGATTCATTAGATGATTTTCATAATGAAATGTTTAAGCTTTTACAAATGTATAATGCTAAAGTAGGAGTTGAAAATAATGTTGGTGGAGTGTATGATTATGCTAAAAGAAATAAATTATTACAATTTTTAGAAAAACAATTTACATTAGGATTTAGTGCTACTTTAGCTACTAAAAGTACAATACATAGAGCCTTTGGTATGCACATGACTAAAGCTAGAAAAGCAGATGGTATTGAATATTTAAAAGATTGGTTGTATGAAAAAAGAGCAGAAGATTTAGAAACAGGAGAAATATTATTAAATTTACATACTATTTCAGATATAGGGTTACTTCAAGAATTAAGTAAATATAATGATACAGGAAATTTTGATAGAATTTCTGCTTTAATAGTAGGAATGTTCTATAAAAAAGAATTGATTTATCAAAACAGAAATGTAAATAATTCAATTATTTCTTCTGGAATTGAAAAAATTTATTCATCTTTGTCTAGTGGTTATGGCAATGTTTTTTCTTAAAATGTGCTATTATTAACTATAATAACAATCATATTATTAAATATTTAAAACTGTAATACAATGAGCAGACCTTCGCATAGATATAGTACTCAATATAAATTAGAAAATAAAGATGCTTGGCAAATCCCAATGGCTAACTTTATTATAAAAATGTGTACTCCATTAATTCCTCCGCAAGAAGCTCAATTATTATATAAAGCAGCTACAGGTGAAATAGAAGAAACAGATTATTTACATATATTACCTGTATTTGGAGATAATAAAGAAAGATTTAAAAGTTATCCTTCTAAAATACGAAATTACCCTATTATACCTAGAGCTGTTTTAGCTTTATTAGCTGAAAAAGCAACAAGACCTATTATAGCTATTGTTTCAGCATTAAATTCTAATTATTTAAATAAACAAGCTAAATTTGAATTTACTGAAACATTAAAAAGTGTGCAACAAAAAAATTTAATAGAGTTGCAACAAATGGGAATACCTGTAGAACCTGCAACTGATGAACAAGGAAATCCTATACCTCCTAAATCTCCTGAACAAATAGAAATAGAAAAAAGAAGTTTACCTGATAATATGTCTAAAGCAGGACAAGATGCTATAGATTATTTTAATTATGCTAATGAATTACCTGCACAATTTAGAGATGGATTTTTTCATTGGATAGTTACAGGTAAAGTTACTACATATAAAGATGTTAGAAATGATGAACTAGAATATTCAGTATTTCCTCCTTCTCAACTATCTGTTATAATGAGTAAGAATGTAAAATATATTGAAGATGCAGAAGGTTGTTATAGAACTTTTAGTATGCCTTTAAGTGAATTAGATGATTTATTTTATGAAAATGAAGAGTATAATGAAATTAGAGATGATATTGAAAAGTTATTAAATAGAGGAAATGATACATTTTCTTATTCTCCTAATCAAGCGGGATTTTGGTTTAATGATTTAAGTAGACAAAATTTAAATAGAACTACTTTAAATAACGAGTTAATTTTAAAACACGTTGTATTTAGTAGTGAAACTAAAATAGGTAAACTTATTACTCCTTTAGGAGAAGAAATTGAAGTTGATGATACTTATGAACCTACTGAATTTGATGATATAACTTGGACATGGGTTAAGCAATTATGGGAAGGTTATATTATAGCTGATAGATTTTATATTGGGTTTCAACCTATTCCTTTACAAAGATTAAAAACTGATAACCCTAATGCAGCTAAGTCACCTTATAATGGTAGAATATATGGAAGTCAATACGCACCTTTTCAAAGTATAGTTAAAACTTTGTTTCCTTATCAAGTATTAAGAAATATAATTAAATTCCATATTGAAAAGTTAATAAATAAAAATAAAGATAAAATAATATTAACTCCTTATGGGCTTTTACCTAATGATAAAGAAAAAGAATTAGACCCTTTAACTGCATTGTAT